CCACCTTGGCTCAATCTTCCAGTTGCAACCTCAGAAGGCAACTAACCTTATGGTTCAGTTGCTAGCTTTCTATAGAGGTAAGACTCTGGACACATTCCTTAATCAATTCCCTGTAAGAGAGTTTGATACTGATGATGAGTACTACTGGGATGTTATTGGCTCATCAAGAAGGAATATACCTCTGGTTGAGGCAAGAGATGAGAATGGTACAGTAGTTACTGAGGGGAGTGGTAATGTAGGTATTGGTACATCACCTTTCTATCTGGTATTCCCAGAGGATTGGTTTGCTGATGGTGAGGTTATCGTAGGTAATCTGAACCAAGTATATCCTATTAGAATCCTTGGTGATGCTAGAATGGAGGGTACAAATGCAGTCTATAAGTGTGAGACTATGGGTGGTCTTACTCAGGGTATTCCTGCTGAGAGACTGCTAGCTGGAGAGAGATTCTCTATTGAGTACGCTCCTGTAGAAAGAGAGGGCTCAAGAAAGGTTGGTGACATCAGATTCAGTACTCCTGTATCTATGAGAAATGAGTGGTCTACTATTAGAATCCACCACAAGGTATGGGGTAATAAGCTGGGTAAAAAGCTTGCATTTGGTATTCCTATGGTAAGGAATGTAGATGGTAAGCAAGTTAAGGACACAGCTAACATGTGGATGCACTATGTAGACTGGGAGCTTGAGTGCCAATTCTCTGAGTACAAGAACAATGTAATGGCTTTTGGTACTTCTAACAGAAATGCCAATGGTGAGTACATGAACTTCGGTAAGTCTGGTAATGTTATCAAGACTGGTGCTGGTATATTTGAGCAAACTGAGGTAGCTAATGTAATGTACTACAACAACTTCTCATTGAAGCTTCTTGAGGATGCCCTATATGAGCTGAGTGCAGCTAAGCTTGGTATGAATGACAGACTATTTGTCATCAAGACAGGTGAAAGAGGTGCTATCCTATTCCACAAGGCAGTTCTTCAGACAGTAAGTGGTTGGACTACATTTGTTATGGATAACAACTCAACTAAGGTAGTTGAGAAGACTCAATCTAAGCTACACAGCAATGCTCTGTCTGCTGGTTTCCAATTCGTAGAGTACAAAGCTCCTAATGGAGTAAGGGTAAGACTTGATGTAGACCCATTCTATGATGACCCAGTAAGAAACAAGGTTCTTCACCCAATGGGAGGTGTGGCAATGTCATACAGATTTGACATCTGGTACATTGGTTCTATGGACCAACCTAATATCTTCAAGTGTAAGATTAAGGGTGATAATGAGCTGAGAAGCTATCAGTGGGGTCTAAGAAACCCATTCACAGGACAGATGGGTAATCCACATATGTCTTATGATGAGGATAGTGCTACTATACACAAGATGGCAACACTTGGTGTATGTGTGCTTGACCCAACTAGAACATTGTCATTGATTCCTGCAATACTGCAGGGATAAGATATTAGGGGGATGAGGTAATCCCTTGTCCCCCTTCTTTCTATAAACTAACTATTAAGGAGGAGAACAAAAATGGATAAAGAAGAAATAATACTGGATGATGATACTATAATGGATGAGACTCCAATGCAGGAGGTAGTTGAGGCACCAGTTAAACAACCAAGAAGGAGACAGGCTAAGCAACCTACTGCTGTAGATGAGCCTATAGTCAACTGCTTGAGAAATGAGAGAGTCATTGTAAAGCATGTACCTAAAGAGACAGGTATAGTAAGAGACCCTAAGCATATTCTATATGGAGGTATGGCAGAGGGTGCAGTAAGATGGCTTACTGTTCCTAGACTTACATCTGGTATGTATGTAAATGTACTTACTAATGCTGAGAAGGCTTGCCTAGAGGAAGTGATGGGGCTTGAATACAATGCACTGTCAATATACAATAAAGTAGATAATTTCTGGGATAATTATCAGGTAAGGCTGACTAAGCAGGATAATATTCTTAATCTTGCTGAACCAGATGATTATATCAAATATAAGGTGCTTTTAATTAATAAAGATATTGTAGCACCATCTCTTCAGGACCTTGAAGACCATCCTAAAGCTACATATCAGTTTGTAATCATCCATGAGAATGAGGAGTCACAGGCTTCTAAGAAGAAGATGAATGCAACTATGCAGGCTTATATGGAGTTTGGTAAGATACAGGATAATGCTGATATCCTTAGAACTATCATTGAGACTATTGATGGTAGACCTACTTCTAAGAACTCTAAGATTGAATTCCTGCAAGAGAAGGTTGGTAAGCTCATCCAAGCTGATGCTAGGCTCTTTGTAAGAGTAGCAACTGACCCTCTGTTAAGTACTAAGGTTCTTATCAAGAAGGCTATTGAAGGTGGTCTTATCAGTAACAGAGGCGGTATGTTATACTTAAAGTCAGATGGTACTCCACTATGTGAAGATAATGAGGAGCCTACTATGAGTATTGCTGCTAAGTATCTAAGCATGCCTAAGCACCAAGAACTTATGTTTGCCCTTCAAGCTAAATTAAAGTAATTTAGATATGACAACTTCGGAGTTTTCTAATGAATTTGATGTTCTATATAATAATATAGCTTCTAATGCTGCTCCTGCAATAAATGAATATGAGAAATCAGTATTCCTAACTAGGGCACAAAGTGAGATTGTAAGGTCTTACTTTGAGCCTAATAATAAAGTAAGGACTGGTTTTGATGGAAGTGAAAAGAGGCAGTATGACTTCTCTATATTAATGAGAACAGCAAGTTTGTTCAATATAAATACAGTAAATGAAAGAATCACTTCTGATGAAAAGATTGATAAGAGGAGCCAAGTGTTTATATTCCCTGAAGATTACTTTTTAAGTGTTAATGAGGTAATTACGGATAGTAGACAGTTCTATTCTGTATTACCTATAACATATGATGAGTATCAGAGGATGATGACAAAGCCCTATCCTTATCCTCCTAAGAGAGTAGCATGGAGAATCATAAGTGATAAGAAGAACTGTAACTATATTCATACAAAGTTCAATACTGAGAATAATATAGATTTGAAGTTCCTGACTACTTGGGCAGACCAAAAGAGAACTCTTACTTTATTCCTTATGGAAACTCATGATACTAGTATTACTTCCAATGAGGAATGCTCAAATAAATCAATCCAATTCCAATATTCAAAATTTCCAGTTAAAGTGGAAATGAATGGTACTTGGGAGAGTGAAACAAATTATAAGTGTGTATTCAGTATTAAAGGTCCATTTGATGTAAGTGAGATTGACTATGAAACATACTTTGACATTGTAAAGCAGGCATTCAAATTATATAAAGAGAAGTATCTTACTACACATCCTGAGTATGAGATAAATACAGTAATGAAAAAGGTAGATGCCTTCTTAAATTCTGAAGCACCTGCAAATGTATATCTTCCAGTAGACTCTGAGAATAGTACCATGAGACACACTACTCTGCATAGCCAAGTAATATATCTTCCAATAGCAGAAATCATAGGTGCTTTTAGAGGAGATTTGACTTATCAGATAAGATATGTAAAGAGGCCTAAGCCTATAATATTAGAAAATTTATCTGATAGTGATTTGTCCATTGATGGTATTGATACAATAACTGAGTGTGAGCTTCCTACAGAATTACATCAAGAAATTCTTCAGAGAGCAGTAGAACTTGCAAAAGCTGCTTATATAGGAGATCTCAGTTCTACAGTAGGAATTGGAAATTTAAGTAGTACTAATATAGGAATTATTCCTTCAAATACCAGTAAGTGATGAATACAGAAGAGTTCTCCAATAGATTTGATGTATTAATACATAACTATGCTAATGCAGGTACTTTTGGGTCTGTTCCATATCTTACTTTTGATGAATATGAAAAGTCCCTGTTTTTAACACAGGCTCAGGAAGAGTTGATATTAGAACTATATACAGGAAAGAATCAGTTTGGAGAAGGCTTTGAGAAGACTGAAGAAATAAGAAGATACTTAAGCAATATAGTTAAAACAGAGGAACTATCTCATAAATCACTTGACTATACTGGGGTATCTAAAAATTCTGTATTTTTTGAACTTCCTGAAGATTTATGGTTTATTACCTATGAGTCAGTTATATTAAAAGATGAAAAGCTAGGTTGTCTAGATGGAGAAGAGGCTATTGTTGTACCAGTAACACAAGATGAGTATTATAGAATATCTAAGAATCCCTTTAGAGGTCCTACAAAAGGAAGGGTGCTTAGACTTGATATTTCTGATGGTTTTATTGAACTAGTCTCTGACTATAATATAGACAAGTATCTAATAAGATATGTATCAAAGCCAGAACCTATAATATTAACTGATTTAGATAATGATATATATATAAACGGTGTTAATACTAAAACACAGTGTAAATTAAATCCTGCCATACACAGAGCTATACTTGAAAGAGCAGTCAAACTGGCTATAATAAGTAGGACTCAAATGTCAGGTAGCAAATAAGAAATTGTTTAATTAAACTAATTATTAAGATGGCTAATTTTAGTATCAATCAAGTAAGACATTTATATGTCGCAAAGGCTCTTAAGTCAAGCACTAATCTGCTAGCTACTGATGCAGCAGGTTCTATATTGCCTAAGGGAGATACTGCTAAGACACATTTGTATTTCCAGTATATGTCTCCTGGTGGTATTGTAAGAAGTGACTTGATAGCTGTAGATAAGATTATGAGTGCTAAGGCTACAGGTTCTGATGAGTTGGCTCATAAGCTTACAAGAGTATTGTTAACATTAAATGCTGATGTGAATGCTGATCCAGTAGCAGGTCAGGAATACATCACAAGAATTGCATTTAGGCAGTATATTGGCTTAGGTGAAGAAGATCAGAACTTTAAGTATGGATTTGTTAAGGCTACCCCTTCTATGAAGGCATCAGACTTTTACAAGAAGATGGCTATTTCTATAGCAGATAATGTATCTAGAGATACTACTCCTCTTGTAACAGTATACTTAAAGACTTCTGATAGTGAGAAATTAGTTGTTCCTAAGACTAAGGAAGCTGACCTTTCTGGTACTTACACAGGTATTATCCTTGAAGAGGCTGTGCAGGATTGGGAACTTGGAACTATGCCTCAGGAATTTATTCCTTTCACAGTTCAGCCTACTACAGTAGTTGTTGATGGTGAGGAGTATATTTGGGGTAAGGTTGAAAGTCAGACAGCTACTAATAAGGTAGAGAATGGCCATAACATTGCAGACCTTGAGTACTTCTGTATGGGTGCTAGAGGAGACCACTATAGAATGATGGGTTATCCTAATGTCATCAAGACTACTTATCTTGCAAATCCTGAAGCTAAGTATGATACTCTTAACATTCACTATGCTTTCACAGATAGTAATGAGGGTATCCAGAAGTCTGAGAAGGACATCACAATAGTATGTGTTAATGATGGTAGTCATACTGATATGAAGGCACTGAT